TTGATAGTCGGCGAGCTGGTACCGCTCCATATCGTAGGGAGACGCAACTTCCAGTCGGTGGTTCGAGTCGCCATAGTAGCGGGCGCTCTTGATCTCCACTGTCTCTGGTGGAAGCGTGTACTCGGGCGTGTATACCCGATACTCCATTCCAGTATCCGTGTTGTTCGGCCACGGCTCTTCGAGACTGACGCGATCAAAGATCGCAACGAGAATGCCTTGCTCCAAAATCTCGTCACGCCACCATTCGCGGGTCTTTCGACGGTGCACTTGACCATTCGGGTCCGTGACTTCGATCCAGCGGCCGTCCCAGGTCTTATTCGTCGTGTCCCACGCTGCGCCGCCGAAAGAAGCTGTCGCGGGTGGAAGTGGTACCGACCGCTGGAGAACACGCCGATCTGAAGTGTTGACGGCAAGAATGTCCAACGGTTCTGTCGTCACATTCCTAACATCCGGCTGCGTGACGATGCGGACACTCTGCTCCAGAAGAAAGGGAGCGTCGGTAAACAGGGCGTTGTAGGCCCGATTGATCATACGATCCAGAAGAGCCAGAAACTCCGCCGACTGCGTAGGGGCCCAGTCAACCTGTTCAAGTGCGCGAGAACGGATCTCAGTCAGACTCATTATGGCCTCCCTTGCAGCCTACCACGACAAATAGAAAAGGCCCGGCAGTTGCCCACCGAGCCCCCCTACCTCAGACCGAGCCCGGTCTAAGCGCGGCAGTCAACCATGCACAGGGCATTGGTATCAACCGCCGCCGCTTCGGTGGCCCACGCGAACGCGGCCCCCGTCACGGCTGCCACCGTCTGCGCGCGACCAGCAGTTGCGCCAGTTCCGATGGTAAGCGCCGTGTTCGCGGTGATGGCAGTAGCGGAGTCCGCCGTCACCTCGACAAGCCCCTGCCGGACAATCCAGCCGTAGTTCAGCGTCGGGATGGCGGTAACGGCCACGCCCACCGCCGCGAACGGGGAGGACGAAACCGGGATCGCGCGCACGCTGTAGGTGCTCGCGCCCGCCGCCCGCGCCACCACGGCACCGGCCGGGATCGTGATCGCGCTGCTGTTGTACACGTAGATCCAGGTCCGGGTGCCGGAACGCTGGGTACCAGTGGTGCCGGTATCGCGATCCGTACCGAACTCCGCCGGTTCCGTGTAGAGGAGGCCGAGCGGCTGGCCCTGAGTCGTGCTCACATCGGACAGGCTTCCGATGAGAAGGTTCGTATCAGCCATGATGCATCTCCATGAAGTGAAGAGTTAGAGGATCGCGGTGCCCTTGAGGCAGCCGTTCGCCTTCAGCATCCGGCAACCGAGCTGGAAGCTCGACACAAGCTCAAAGCCCCACGCATCGCGGCCTTCAAGCTTGAACGGGCCACGCGCCTCGAAAAAGCCCTTCGTCTCCATCTTGGAGTCGCCGCCGAGGGTGAGCATGAACCAGGTCTTCGGGTTGAGGAAGTACATGGTGCCATCGGACCCATGCGCGAACTGGGCGGCATTGTCGTCGATGGACGGATCCTCGAACAGCTCCAGCTTGTGGAACATGAGGCCCTCGTCGATGTCCTTGCCCTCTTCGCCGCTGCTGCGGGTCGCGTATCGGACCTGATCGTCCAGCGACTCGTAGTAGTTGTTGAAGGAGATGGAATCGGTGAGGCCGAGGGTCGGGTTCCCGTAGCCCGCAGAGCGGACCACGCAGGAGTTGTAGACCGAGCGCATGGTGCGCTTGCCGTTCGTGGCGAAGCTGGTCACGTTGCCGAACTGGTTGTACCAGCCGGTCGTGCCGGAAGCGCCAGCCTCCTTGACGAGAGACTGCACGGTAGCGGTCTGGGCCGACTTGTCCTCGAACTGGAAAAGACCAGTGAGGGAGGAACCGTCGGGGTTGTAGGTCACGGGAGACGCGGAGGTGCCACCGTTGAGGGTGGCAAGGCCGTCCATGTTCGACGCCGCGCCGTTGCCGGTCAGCATCTGGGCGACCGCCCGCTGGCGGAAGTCGAGGTTCGCCTTCTCCGGATACAGCTCCAGGAGGTTGGCAATGCCCGTCTCGCCGTCGGCGTGACGAAGCGCCTCACCTTCAACCGCGTAGGCGTAGATATGCGTCGGGATGTAAACGCGCGCCTGACGGGTGATGTTGCGGCGACCGTAGCTGTACGCCTCGGAGCCGGTGATCAGCTTGGCGATGTTGCCAGGCCCGTCGATGACCACGGTGAAGGCCGCGTACTCACCACCAGACTTCCGCTTGTCAACGCCATTCTCCACGATTCGGCGGAGAAAGACGTGATCGTCGAAGAACAGATCCTCCAGCTTCGGGAGGAGGTGGATGGTCGCCACATTCAGGGCGTCTACGGGAACGGGCATTGTGCCTCCTCAGACTGGCGGTTCAAACTGTTCGTACTATGTCTTGCGGCGGTTGTCTACCGCAAGGGCCAACCGGGCAGCTTCAGCCCGTGCCTCGTGTCGTGGAAGCTCACGAAGCGATCCTCCAGGAACACGAGAGGGGTTGCGCTGTCCAGTAGCGCCAGAAGTAAGCTCAGCCGCAGGGCGGGCTTTCCGGGGAGGAAGGTCCACTCCCAGCTTCATCTTTGCGTGCTGGATAGCAAAAACATGGCCTTCAGGCCCGAGCTTGTGCTGCTTGATAAGGTCCGTCGCCATTCGAATGACGTCGTTGCTCGCCGTTACGAGCTGTGCCGCCGCCTCTTCGTCCCAGCCCTTCTCGACGTAATCAAGGAGCTTCGTGGACTTTTCCTTGTCTGCGAAAATCTCGGCGTGTTTCGCCTTGAACTCCGTGACCCAGCGGTGGTCGGCCTCTTCCTGCATCTTCGAGAAGCGGGAGTTTAGGTCGTTGTACTTAGACTCCCACTCGCTCAGCTTCGTGGTCATCTCGGGGACGCGCGGATCTTCGGCACCCTCAGCCAGAAGCTTGTACAGCTCCAGCTCTTTCTCCAGCTCGGTGACGCGTGCCTCAGCTCCAGGCTCCTGCTTGGCTTCCGCCTTGTAGGCCCGCTCCAGTTCACCGCGCTTCGAGGTAAACTCGGCTTCGATGCTTGAATACTTGCGCTTCGCGAGGATGTCCACGAAGTCGCGGACGTCCGGCGGAAGCTTCTGGATGTCGCCATCCCAGCCATTGACATCGAATGCGGAAGACTTTGCAGGGGTCGCAGGCTTTTTGCTGCGTCCAGTGGAGTCGCTTCTTTCACGCAGCGGACGAAGCCCAAAATCAGGGGCAGTGTCTCCGATCTCAGTACCTTCCGGGATGCCGTCACTGATCGAAACCGGGGTAGCGACGGGTGCGGGCTCCGCACTCGGAGTAACCGGTGCGGAGACGGGAGTTTCAGTTGAAGTACTGACCGTGACGTCTTCCATCAATCACCCTTTGGCTTGACGCGCTTGTAGCCACCCTTCGGTCCGAGACGCCCTTCGCCTTCCATGGCGTAAGCCATCGCGACCGCCTGATCTCTCGGCTTTCCTTCCGTTGAGATCAGGTGCCCGATCTTGGCACTCACACGCCGAGCCGCTTCCGGACTCAGCTTCTTGCGTTTGCCAGTATCAGGCGTCGAAACATTCTTTGCGTCAAGCGGGGTGGGCATCACTTCTTCCCAGGCTTCTTGTCCATGCCCTTCATCGCGAACTTGACGGCCACGCCTCGCGCCTCATTCATCGGCATACCCTTCGGAATGGCGAACTCGCTCTCGCTCTCGCCACCCATGCCGTCGGGCTTCTCGATCTCGATCTCGGGGCCTTCGTCCTTCGACTCACCCTCTCCACCCATGTCCTCTTCCACATAGGAGGCGTCGATGCAGCCCTCATCCATGAGCGCCTGCACGATCTTGTCGGGACCACCAGAAAGGGCGCCCTTCACGATGTCGATGATCTCAGCCTTGGTCTTCATAGCAGTCTCCTCAATGGGTGGGCTGGAAGCTAATCCATGCTCTGCATTCCGGCCTTGACGGCACGGGCACGCGCAGCGGGAAGCGGGAGGTCCGTGACCGGAGGCTCAGTCGGCTCCGGCACGGCCTCGGCTACCTGCCCACCAGCTACCATGGTTCCGACGCGCTCCAGCACTCCCTGCATCCGTTGATCTGCAAGGCCCCGAAGCTCGGCAAGGGTCATCTTGTCATACGTCTTTGCCACGGCAACCTCTGAAGGCTAACTGCTGATTATTTGATGGCCTGCTCGGTTGTCAAGCCCTTGGCCTTGTTGGCACGATCAAACCGCTTCTTATCGTCCAGATCGACGTAGCCGAGACGGCGTGCTTTACGCTCCGCCCGTTCGCGGGTCCGATCTGCGAAGCGGCGCTCATCCGGCGACCCCTTGGACATCTCGCGAATGCCAGGGTTCTTCTTGAAGAAGTCACGCTTCTGGGCATTCGACTCGAAGGTCACGCCGAGCTGCGGGTTCACTTCCTGGTTGGCCCAGATGATGCCCACGGTCGAGGTGAGCTGGGGTGGAACGTGCGTTTCCACACCGCATGCTTCGCAGACGGTGGGGCGCTCTGGGGCGAGGTGGTCTTCCACATACGTCCCACAGGCTTTGCACTCGTAGTCAAACAGCGGCATCAGCGTACATCCTTGTCGATAGGCCCGTTATCGCCGTCTCCGGTGGGGCCGCTGGGCCATAGGACGCGCCGTGCCCAGTAGTTAGGGCTGAACGGATCGTCTTTGGTCAGCTCGCCTTCCTTGTTCCGGATCCCGGCGGAGCGCGTCAGGTAGTTCTTCTTCGCGTCTTCAGAATAGTTGTGCTTGTAGCCTTGCTGGCCGAAGTGGATCAGACGCACTTCGTCGCCTTGCTTGGCGAGCACCATCATCTTCTTGTCCGGATTGCTGGAGCGAATGGGCTTGTTGTAGCCGGGGAACGTGTGTCCCCGGTACTCGACCTTTCCGGACTGGGACGAAGCGCCCATACGCGCAGCCTGCGACCGATCTTGTTTCGATACCGGCATCGCATCTCCTACAGAAGATCATTATCCTGCGTATACTTCGGGTTGTCGGGCTTACCCCGCTTTTTGAGGCGAAGGAAGGCGTTTACACGCGCCAAGCCCCACTGCTCTCGACTCTTGACGACAGGAGAATGGCTTTGACTAAACGCTCCCATGCCCCTACGCAGAACGGCTTTTAGCGTCCCTGTCCCTACCTTATTACCCGTATCTTGTTCAAAAGCCGCCGCCTTTGCTGCAAGGGCCTTCTCGGCATTCAAGCTTACGGCGATTGCAGGGTTCGCTTCAGCTGCCGAACCCTTTGCATTTTTTGCCGAGCCGTGCACCCGCTCTGTAGTTTTTGCCCGCGTATCTGACTCAGGCGCTTTGCCCTTGTATTGATTGAGAGCCTTTTTTGCAGCTTCGGTTCGATCTGTAGGTAGAATCGGCATTTCAACTTCCAGGCGTAGAGAAGCCCGCCCCGCCAGACATACCGGGACGTGCCCCCGTGGAGATCCCTGGAGGAGCCGGAACGGCCGTAGGCAGGTTCCCGCCCTTGAGCGCAGCCATCGTACTCGTTGCGCCTGCCTCAACCGGCGGCCCCTCCTCAAGTCCACCAGGCGGAGGCCCAGCTTCTATCGGGCTCTGTCCGGGAGCAAGCCCAGCAGCCGCCTGCTGCGCCATCTTCTGCTTTGCTATAAGTTCTTGCTCCGACGTGACCAGATCCTCGCCGACATCCAAAAGATCCGCAAGCTTCGCAAGGAGCTTTTCTTGCTTTACAAGTGGATTATTAAGGAATACGGGCATGAACTTTTCGAGTTTTTGGAGCTGTGCCGTCTTGCTGTTTTCGACAGGCGAGTAAGGCACGACCTCGAAGTCGATGTCCAGCGGCTCTTCCAGGACACCGCCTTCATTGAGGACGGCATCGGCCTCTTCGGGATTGCGGGCCGCAAGGTGCTGGCGCGCGATCTCCAGGAACTTTCCAGGCCCGAGGCGAACGGGAAGCAGATCCTCGCCCGTCATGTACTCTTCATACAGGCCCACAATCGCCTTGGCCATGAAGACGATGACGTGGTTGACCAGCTCGGAGCGACGGCCCTGGCGCGTGCGGAGGGCGGCGTCTACCAGCGCAAGCTCGGTCGCGACCTGACTCGTGCCCGCCACGCCGCGCGAATACTGCGGCATGCCCAGACGGTACAGGATCTCGTTGTCCAGCGTCTGGTCCATCTGGTCGAATGCGGGCGAGAGCACCGACGTCGGCGTCTGGCCAATGACGTCACCAATGCTGCGGCCGTTCTTGACCTTGACGCGCACCATATCGCCGGGGCTGTTGGCGTTGGCGAGCTGGTCCGCCGTCGCCTCCGGGTCATCGACCTCGGCCTCGTTCAAGATCGTGACGGGGATCGTGCTCTGAGCAAAGCGGAGCTTGAGCGTGCGCAACTCATCCAGACGCTCCACCGGGCCCTTGACGATCTTGGCGTCCGCAAGCCCACCCGCGTCCTCCAGATTGTCGTTGAACGTCAGAAGCCCATACGGGTTCGGCAGGAACACATACGGCAGGTCGCCCTCGAAGAGCGGTTCCTTCTGGCCCAGGAGGAAGTGGTAATAGCGGCCTCGGGGCGTCGTGAAGTCGAACACCTCGAAGACGACGGTCCACTTGAAGACCTTGCGGAGCTTGTCGTCCAGCTCAGCGCGCCCACTCTGTGGGTCTTTGAGCCAGGCCGGGTAAGAGCCAAACTGGACTTTCTTCGCCACATTCGCGTCATACTGGCCGTTCGGATTCTTTGGCCCATGCACGCGGGCGTTGAACTCGGCTTCAGTGAGCGGGAACGCCTCGATGACGTAGCGCACGTCTTCGTAGCGCGCAGCGGTCAGATCGAAGAAGAAGTTGCGTGGATCGACGACGATGAAGTCGGGACGGCGAAGCCGCTTGTTCCAGACCGCCTTCAGGATGCCACGCGGGTAGACGCTGCCATGGGTCGCCAGCTTCCAGAGGATGAGATCGGCCTTCGAGCGCCGGAGGCAGTCGTTGACCAGCGCCTCGCGGTACTTCGCCGCGTCGGCCATCGCTGGTTTCCGCGCGTTGCACGTCACCTGCGGATTCGGAGGAACGATGCTGGCAATCATCGTGTCCGTGTAGGCGTAGACCGAGCCCGTCTCAGTACGAAGGTCGTCCGCACTGGGATCGTTGCTGTCGTTCCACTGCTGGCAGCGGTACATCGCCCGAAGCTGGTCCCATTCCTTATGTTCGCGGTCGGCCATCGCGACGTGCGACTCGATGATCGACTTGTAGGTAGTAGGATCCAGCGACATCGACTAACTCCTGCTCAGCGTCTATACCACGGGTCGGCTTTTGGGGCCTTTTTCTGCATGGCCTTCCATTTCGCGCTCTGTTCCGAGAAGCGGTAAAGCCCAGCGTGAATGGGGCTCTCTCCAGCTGGTAGGTCTGGCATGACCCGGCGCCTGCGGGGAGAACGTCGTGCAGTCGCCACCGCCAGCAGAAGCGCACTCACCTTGTCCCAGTGGTGCCGCTCCCGCCGACGCCGGCTGGCGCTGCCACGTACCGTCTCACTCTGGGCGCTTTCTTCGATGCGCTTGTCGTGGCGGTACGTCATCAACTGCTCGACCGTCTGCTTGTCGAAAAGCTTGAGTTCATCCAGTAGCGCATCGATGAGCCACGTCGTCATCGCGTCAAGACTCTGGCTTGTCGTGGTAAGCCCAGGCTTGCCGGGGGCTTCGTAGACCAGGTTTGGGTAGTTCCACTCGCGGAGCAGGGAGATGACCGCCTGCCCGACGCCGTTGCTTTCGACAGCGATCTGCGCGCGATTGTAGCGAATGCCCGTATCAAAGAGAAGACGCGCGAACGCCAGCGGATCCGTATGGTCGGCAAATGCCGCCACCTGCGTCCACTCGCCGTCCGCGACGTCGAGCACCTGGAAGGCTGCATGGTCGCGTGCAGCATGGCCGCACGGGTCCGCTCCAATCACGTAGATGCTCTCCCGATTCGGGGGCGAGACTTCCACGTAGGGGGAGCCGGGGTCGATAAGCTTGGCGTGCCGGTGCCGCTCGATGGCGTGCTTCGGGATCGCAGACAGCGCGTTGACGAGCCAGCAGGAGACGTCATCAAACGGGTAGAAGATATCGAACAGCTCGGGATTCCGTCGGATCTCCGAGTCCATTTCCATCGTGAACCGGCGGAACGCGAGATTCTCCAGGGTAAGCCCAGAAGCGCCGTGCGTCTCCAGCATCCTGAGTTCCGCGAGGTCGGGCTTCTCGCCTTTCGGCCACGGCCGCGAGTTCAATACGCCATCCCAGAATGGGCGGAAGAGGTAGAGGTTGCGGCCTCGGCCCGCCTTCGCCTCCAAGCAGTGCGCGTACCAGTCCGAGTCGGTGCGCCATGGCGTACACTCGAACACGGCGAGCGCGTGATCTCGATTGAGCAAGCTCGGCCAGATCAACGTCATGTTGCCACCGAAGTCGGCCCAGAATGCGCACTCGGACGCATGGAACGAGTCGGGGCTTTGCCCGATGCCCACAGAGCCAGTCTCAGCGGAGAGGACGCGCATCTTTCCCCCGACGCGAGACTCGAACGTGAGCTGGCGCATTTCTCTGACGGGAATGGTTGGTGAACGCAGCGTCTGGTTCCAGCGTTCGTGGAGGTGGTGAACGCGGCGATGCAGGTAGTCGGCACGGGGATTCGTGTCGGCGATGCATACGTGGTCCCAGCCGGGCGTATACGCCGCCTTCGGATAGCAGCCGTACTCGACGACGAGCGACTTCCCCATCTGGCGTGCGGTCAACACGGTCAGGAAGCGCGTTTGCCCTGTCTCGGTGCGCGGCGGGTCGTCCAGGTAGGCCAACACCTCCTGCTGGAGCGAGTTCGTGAGTCGGCCTGCGTTGTAGGGAAGAAACTGCCCCGTCTGCTGGTCATGCACGCAGCCGAGCTTCGGCAGACACTGACCTGGTGAGCGCAGCCACTGGAGCTGCTGCTGGGGCGTCACTCAATCTCCAGAACGTCGATGTCGAGTATCATAGAACTACTGGGTTTTGTCAGATCGTGCAGGTGATCTGGAGAACCGAAGAGCTTTTGCGGCTCAGGCCCAGGGCTCGCGGGAGCAGGTTCCACAGAAGTCGCTGTACCAGGGACAACGACGCGCGGATTCTGAAGAATCGGCGTCTCCATCTGGATGAGCTGCGTGATGAGGTTGACCGGAGCATCCTGCTTCGGATTTTTGGCGGCGACGGCGGTGAAGAGGAGGTGCGTCCATTGGCGGATCTCCTTAGAACGCCCAGGATGGATGTCGCCCTCGGCAAAAGCCCGGATCATCGCCGTGGTGAGGTCGGTGATGTCGTCCAGATCACGGATTCTGCCCGGAACGAGTAGATTTCTGACGTCGCTCGGCAAAGATTGCGGCGGCGGGATGGACGGAGCGGCGGGCTTTCCGGGGGGCATTGAGTTCCTCGGGGTAAGGCGTGAGGTTTGCCCACTCCAGGCGGGTATCCATCTCGATTCTGGGGCGAAGGCCCCTCCGCGTAGTGCAGAAACGCGCGAAGATGGGCGGATTTTCGAGGATCGGGGCTACTTTTTCGGCCTCAGAGCGGAAAACGTGCCCCGGAGCGACCTGCATGCGCTCAATCGGGCGGAATGCCGTCCGTCTGGCGAGGATCGCGTAGATGTAAGGGTGCCTGATGAGTGTCGTCGTCTTTAGATTCGGCAGCGTAGGAGACTTTCGCTCTCGCAGATGCTCTCTGAGAAAGTCGTGGATCTCAGCAGAAGTGCTCAATGGGAGCAAATCGTCGCCTAAAGCCCATAGAAGGAAGGTGTGGCGCTGCAGCAGGAGGCGAATCCCATCGCCCAGCACCTCCTCAGCTGGTTTCTGGAGGGCGCCGCAGGCGTCCAGGTGGGCCAGTGGGACGCCCAGATGCCACCAGGCAAGCACAAAGCGGGTGTCGGCGTCCGCATCACGTAGATTGTTGCCCCGTGGGCCTACAATCCATTGCAGGACGTCGGTAGGGGTAGGGATCGGATCGACCGGGAAGAGGGCTCCTACGCTCGCTGGGTAGCGTTCCGGGGCCATCAAGAAGCCGTTGTGCCATAGGACCGATCCGAAGTTCGGATACTGCCCTGCGATAGTCCGAAGGTAAGCGACCCGTTGCCCTGCTTGGCGGCTGCTGAGAATGCGGAGAAGCGCAGGGATGCCCCCCAGCCCCGGAGGCATCGTCCCCACAGCGGCGCACAGGTCGGCGTAGGTGACGGAATATGGCCATTCCGCGTCTGGTGAGGTTCCGGAGAAGCGCAGCAGCCCTTGGCGGGGCCACGCATCAGGGTAGGCAATGCCTGACATGCACTCAATATACGACGCTTATCGCTCTTGAGCAAGTACACCAGGCCCAGAGCCTTCGTGGTGGTGGTTTGAGAGGGACGGTGTAGGTTTAGAGGGCCGGTGCAGATTTATAAGTATGGTGTAGCTTTGTAGCCCTTGGCCCGTCAGGAGGCCAAAGTGCTTGGGAACAAAATACGGAAGGAAGAACGCAACATATTCGCCGCCGTGTCCCGAACAGTTTAGAACAGGTCACACTTTGGGAACAGAATAAGTGAGGAAGTACCACGCTTAGTTGCGTTTGTGTCCTGTGTGACCTGATTTTTGGGAACATACTACTCATATACAGGGGGGGGGTATCAGTCTGAGAGCAGGAGTCGAAGGTCCGGCCCCTATAGAGAGATATGTACAAAGATTTCAGGTCACACAGGTCACAAACTGAGTTCTGCACGGTAGTACCTTGCTTATTCTGTTCCCAAGTTGTGCCCTGTCGTAAGTGCTTCGGGGCACACTTCGCGAAAGGGGCGGTGGAAGCTTGCTTATTTTGTTCCCAAAGACGTTAGTGGCGAAAGCGTTAGTGGTGCAGATTTAGGAATCGATCAAGAATAGTCCGCGTTCAAGGGGGACTCCGGGATGGTGGTTCAAGCCGGGGCCCGAAGGGGGGATGCATAAGTGTTTGGTGGTGCTTTGTCCGGTACGGGTTTGTCCGGTGGCGCTTTCCGGCCCCAGCGGCGCACGATTGACGTTCCGGTGCGGACGGTCCCGCGCTCCGGAAGGGGGCACCGGAGCCCACGTGCGAGAGGGCCGGAAAGATTCTCTGCAGTCGGAATACCGGCGCACCAGTCAGAACCCTCGCGAATAAACGAGGATGAACCGGGCGAATACGCTGGAAGGCACGACAAGCGATAGGGCAAGGGGTAGACATAGGGGCCGGTGTCGATTTGCCTTAGAGCGCGTCCTAGGGCCCTTGCAAGCGATTCAGGCCGTGGCACCGGGTACCGGAAAGGTGCACCGGCACCGGAAGAAAGATGCACCGGAGCCCTTGCACGTCCGGAAGACGGGGTTAAGTCAGGTGCACGTTCGTTGACATTCGAATAGCGAGTAAACCAGCCCGGTGCAGGTTTACCCTCGGTGCGCCTTTGCGTTCCCGACTAAACCGGTACCAGCATTCAATGTCTAGAGGCTACTAATGTCGAACAAGTCTACCCAGTCCCAGTCCGTTAAGCCTGTTGGATTCGTTCTACCCTACTGCCACGGTGGTTCCCAGACCGATGGGGGACATCCTGTGCTGCTCCTGCCGGAAGGGTCTAACCCGCCAGAGGGGTGCGCTGATATCGTCTATCCCGCAAGCACGCGCCCCGATGGGATTAGCTGGGTGCGCGGCCCGACGGTAGAGATCAACGGTACTCGTTTCACGTCTTACGGTTCGCAGGGTTCGAAGTCAAGCAAGCCAGCACAGAAGATGATCGACGCAGAGCTGGGCGATAGCTTCAAGCGCGCTTCGAGGGACGAAGCCATGGATATGCTGAAAGCGCAAGCGCAGGCCCAGTTTCGGGCGCTTATCGCGAACGCCCGCGCGTCCCGCCCGGATCTCGCGGACGTGCCCGACAGCGAGCTTCTCGCTGCGATGATGCGCTAGACCCCAAAGGCCCCGAATCCTCCCCAGGGTTCGGGGCCTTTTTTCTGGCTTTTCTTCTGGGCCTTCCGTCGTCGTCGCTACTGGGCGGTGTCGCAGGTTTATGGCCCGCACGCGCTGGGGAAATCCCGCACCGCCTGATCATGGGCCCTGTACGCCTGCATGTGGGCCTCGAACGCCAGTAAAAAAAGATGCGATCCAGCGAAAAAAGAGCGTGTCTGCGCTTTACTTCGTTCGTATAGTATGCGATACTATGTATCCCTATTCATACAGGATAGGGTTTGCTCCAGTAGTGGAGCGGTTGGAGTCAGATGATGCGCCCGCGTTTCCAGAAGTTCCTCGATGAGCTGGCCCTGTTCGTCTTCTCTGCGCTGTTTGTCAGCGCCGCCTTCTATGTCTTCTTCGCCGACTTCCAGATCAACGGAGGGTACTAATATGCAGACCCCAAACCTGATGAACGTCATCAGCTCCGCTCTTCGGGCCAACGT